ATCCAGACCAGCTCCTTCTTGGCCCGGTCGAACCTGGCGTAGGCGATCGCGTAGATCTCGTCCCATGCGACCGGCTCGTAGTCCGCGAACTCGTCCTGGTTGAACCACCAGTTCCTCTCGAACAGGAAGGCCATGACCGGGGCCTGACAGGGAAGCGGCTCGGACTCGAACCCGACCACCCGGGGGTTTGTCCGGTCCTGGTCAATGAACTCGACTATGACCCGGTCCCCGGGGACAAAAACCTTCGAATCGCACTCCAGATACTCGACCGGCACGCCCTCCCGCAGCTCCTGGAGCGAATCGATAGCGACCGTGCAGGTGTCCGCGTCGTAGTCCACGGACGCGATCTCCCCGACCACGTGTTTTGGCTTCCACTTTTGCCATCCCGGCAGCATGGCCGCGTTCCAGAAGGCCTCGGCCGGGGTCTGGGCCATGATCCGTTTAAGCATGCCGTCATCGTTTTGCGGGGCCGCGCCGAGAGGGGCGACGAGGGTCCTTGCGGAGTCGCCCTCGACCTCGATGGTTGCGACCGGCTTGTCCGGATCGAGGTCCGGCGTGTAGGTCGCGCACCAGGCCCTGACCTGGTCCGGCTTGACCGTCTCCTCCAGGACCAGCTTTTCCTTCTTGAGCCCGGCCAGGATCACCGGCGCTTGGGAGCGCTCCTTGTCGATGGCCAGGAGTTCGGCCGTGAGGCCGTTCAGTTTGTCCACTGCCCGCTTGATCCCGGCCTCGCCTTGGCCGGTCTCGATAAGCGCGTTCAGCTCGTCCTCGGCCGCCTCGATCTCCTCTTCCTTGGCCGCGATCCGGTTCACGAACCCCGGGATGATCTTGAGCTCGTATTCCTTGATCCGCGCGGCCAGGGTTTTCAGGCGCTTCTCGGCCCGGACGGTGTTGCGGACCACCTCCAGCTCGTACTCGGCCAGGCCGAGGTTGTTCTTGATTATTGCCTTGCCCATGGCCTAATCCGCCTCGGTCACGTCCATGTACTGGCTGGTCACGTCCACCGTGTGCACGATCACCCCGGCCGTGAAAGTAATCTCTCCTGCCTGGACCAGGTCGCCCGGCCGCAGGAAGCGGTCGATCGACGCCCTGACCCGGTGCTTGCCGCCCGAGCAGGACAGAGTCTGAACATCCTTCAATATGATCAACTGCCGCCCCTGGTGGGTGATGTTCTTGCGACCCTCCAGGCAGATAGAGCTCGACTCCGGCCCGGAGTCGATCCGGATATCATCGAGCCCGGCCCGAGCGATCTCCTCCCACAGGGTGGCCCGGCCGTCCGGGAACACCAGTCCGGATTCGACCACCATGTCCGCGTTCGGCCGGTCGGTCACGGCCTGGCCGTGCAAAACAGCGTTAGGAACGACCGCCCCGAGATAGGTCGGGTCATTCTGACGCAGCCTGGACTGGAAGCTGGTCATGGGGAGAACGACGTCCGGCTTACCGTCGGCCGAGCCGGTCAAAACGAGCCGATAAGCCGTGTGCGTCGCGGCCGCCCTGGGAATGCGCACCAGCAGGGGCGGAGAGATCATCCCCCCCGCGTCAAACCCCACCGGCGCGATGAACCCGCAGCCCCGAACCCCGATGGCCGCGCCGCATAAAAACTCGGCCGGACCCGAAATTCCGCCGAAGCTCTGGACCTCGAGGGTCGCGTCGGCTATCAGGCTCGGGGTCGCGTACATCACCACTCCAGCTTCAAAATATGGTCTACCGGCCACTGGACCGTGAAGTCGGTCCCGGTGACGCTCACATCGGCCGGGGCATCGTTGAATAGGATCCAGGCGATGAGCTTGCCGGTCGAGGAATGGAACAAGATCCCGTACCTGCAGGTCAGCGTGGCCGAGCTCCAGACGACGTCGTCCGCGTCCCACCAGGCATCGCCCTCGGGGATCGATTCGTTCTCGGCCCGGCCCTTGACCGTCTTATTTCCCAGGGCGGCGCCGTTCTCGGCGTAGCCGGTCCCGGTGATCTCGTGATTCCCGGGCGAGTCCCCGCCCTGCTCCTCCCAGGTGACCCCGCCGTCCGTGACCGTCCCGCCGGAGGATGTCGACCAGGTCGGCTCCGTGGACCCGCTCGTGCCGGCGGCCGTGCATTTGTAAAAGTGGCCGTTTCGGGTCGTCGGGACGATCAGGTCTCCGACCTCGTACCCAGTCGACCCGGACCAGGCGGAATAGGAGTCGTCCCAGTCCTCATGTTCCCGCTCCGGGAGGTAGTTCGAGTCGACCAGGGCCAGGCGGATGACGTCGTCGGCCAGATCGATCTCGCCCTTCATCACCAGCGGCAAAAAGTGGTTGTACGGCGTTATGGTCACGGCCATAATTTCACTCCGAAAGTTTTTTCTGGATCAGGACCTTGAACATGTAGTCCCCGTAGCGCCGCAGAAACTGCTCCGGCGCTCCGGCAAAAGCCCCGTCCTCGGTGCAGATGGTTATGAGCGGGTAAAGCTTGACCAGCCGGGCCAGGAACTCCAAGGCCGCCCGGTCCCCCTGGTCGATCAGAACAGAGAATGTCCGATCCGAGTCGGAGAAGCCGGAGTCGTTCAGCACGGCCGACCCGTCCAGGGTTTTTCGACGGCTCACCCTGCGCTCGATACTCGAGACATCCCCCTTGGACTCCAGGAACCGGTCCGCGAAGACCATGTCCCCGTCCAGGCTGAATGTGGGGGTCGAGATCGCTATCATTGGCCGATCCCCAGGAGGAAGTCGGCCTGCTCCTCTTTGACCCGGAGCTGGATCTTGCTCAGGATCTTGAACATGAAGGCCTCGACCTCCGGCTCGACGCCGTCGGCCTCGATCTTGATCAGGGCGTCGCCTTTTTCGATCGCCTTGACCCGGGCCTGGCCGAGCTCGATCTGGACCTCGGCCAGCCGTTTCTGAAGTTTCAACGCCTCGTCGCGCCGCCGGTTCTCCCCCCTGAGCTGGCGCTCGACCGAGCCCTGCTCGAACACGTCCATGGACGAATAACCCTTGAACAGGTTGGAGATGACGTCTCCGGTGCTGGAGATGGTCGCGTCGATCGACTTGAACGCGGCCTCGACCTTCCTGGTCTCGGCCTCGACCTGGGAAATATTGAGTTTGGCGCTCCATTCAAAGGAATGCCGCAAGGTCTCACCCTGCTGCTGGATCCTCGCGATCTTGACCTTGTCCGTGTCGACCTCGACCTTGACCTCTTTCTTGTCCGGAGCGGCCCTTGCGATCTTCCCGGCGATGATCTCGATCGAGCCGTCGTCCAGGGCCTTGATCTTCATCTCCTGCTCGAAGGGAAACTTCTTTTCGAGCTCCTTGAGAGTGGCCTGGGCCGCGTCCTGATCGGTCAAAACCTCGATCTCTGTCTGATGTTTGTCCGGCAACCCCTTGAGCGCCTGGTTGAGCTGTTCGACCCTTTCCCTGGCCTCGGAATCGTCGACGTCGAGCTTGACCGGGGCCGCGGCCGGAAGTGTGCCCTCGCTCTCGAGCTTTCCCTTGAGCATGAGGATGTATTCGTAGTCCGCCTTGGCCTGGGCCTGGAACGCCTCCATCTTGGCCTGGGCCGTACCGGTCCCGTTCATGGCCTTGAACGCGAGCTCGCCCAATCTATCCCCGAACTCCTTGACCACCGGGATGTTCTCCCGCATCAGGGTCCCGATGGCGTAGCCAAGCGCCCCGCCCAGCCCGGCCGCGCCAAGGGTCTTGGCCACGGTCAGGGCCACGGGGCCAATGGAGGACAGGGCGGTGGTCAAAACTCCCGCCTTGTCCTTGATCGCGCCCATGTTGCCGACAAGCTCCAGCCCGCCCTTGAACACCTGGGCGTAGGCCAGGGTCGCCAGGGCGTTCATGGCGCTTCCCAGGCCGTCCAGAACGCCGGTCAGGCCGCTTATGACCTTGGACCAGCCAAGAAGCTCGCCAACGCTTGCGCGGGTGGCCGCGTCCATCTTCGAGAACTTGTCGACAAAGGCCAGGATCGCGTTAAAAGCTGGCTCGAACGCGTCGACCATCCCGGCCGTGACGTTCACCAGCGCGGTCAGGGCCCGAAGCGTCCCCTCGATGGCCATTTTCAACCCGTCCTTTGTAGTCAGATCCACCCCGTCGAAATAGTCGGATATCTCTAGCCTGAGCCCGGAAAACGCGGCCAGGAACTGGGTGAAATCAATCTCGGCCAAAGCCTCGGGTATGACCTTGGCCACGTCCTTGAAGAACTGCCCGACCTCCTGGCCAAAGCCGCTCAGGGCCTTAAACACCGGATCGAACGAGCCGTCCGTGACCGCGTTTCTAAGCGCGGTCTCGATCTCGGTACCGCCCTCGATCGCCTCCTGGGCCGCCTCCCGGAACCTGTCGCCGATCACGATCGCCAGGTTGGCGAACCCGGTCTGGAACCGGTCGATCGCCACCTCGGAGCTCGCGAGCCTGGCCTTGACCTCCTCCAGGGCCGAGCCGGCGGAATTGAGCGCCACGCCGGTGATCTCGGTCGTCTTGGCCAGGCTGTCGAAAACCTCGACCAGCCGGGCGGCCTGCTCCCTTCCGACCAGCTCGGAAGTCAGAAACATCTTCGTGTTCTGGTCGGCCGCCTCAAAGGCCTTGGCCACGTCGTGCAGGATGTCCTTGCCCGAGCGCAGATTCCCGTTCACGTCCTTCTGGGCCACGCCGAGCTGGGACAAGGCGGCCGTGACAGGGGCCGAGTCGTCGATAAGACGGGTCAAGCCGCTCTTGAGGGCCGTGCTCGCCTCGGAGCCGGAGCGGAAGACCTCTATGACCGGGGTGATGATCCCGGCGGTCTCCTCCATGGAAAACCCCATCTGCTTGGCGATGGGCGAGATCCCGGCCATGCCCGTGGCGAGTTCGCCGACGTTGGTCGCGTAACGGTTGGAGACCTCGTTCAGGATGTCGACCAGCCGGGCCGCGTCCTCGGCCGGCGCCTTGAAACCCTTGAGCGAGGACACGATCTGCTCGCTGGCCTGGGCCATGTCCACGTCGCCCGCGATGACCAGATTGAGCGCGTCGTTGGTCAGGATCATGGAATCGCGGACCTCGAACCCGGCCTGCTTGAAGTTGGCCATGGACTGCAGGATGTTCGAGCTCGAGACCCCGTACTTGTCGGAAAGCTCGATCGCCTTGTCCTTGGCCTGGCCCAGGAGGCCCACCTGGTCGCCCATGACTTTTTTCAGATCAATGGTCGCGGACTCGAACTGCACGGACTTGTGGAACGCGTAGGCCAGCCCGCCGGCCGCCAATGCAGCCAGGGCCGCGTCGGTCTTCATGATCGAATCGGCCGCCCGCGCCATGGGGCCGGTCAGGCTCCCGACCGTGGAATTGAGATCCCCGAGCTTCCGTGAAACACTGGAAGCCACGTCCGCAACCCGGTCGGTTCCCTGAAAAACTATCTCGATCGTCTTCTTGAGGTCGGCCATGCGTCACAAGTCCTTATAAAAAAGCTCCCAAAGCCCGGCCTCGACCGGGGTCAGATACCCCTCCGGGAAGAGATCGGGCCTCACCTGGAACAGAAACGCCTTCTTGTCGTAGGCCAGGGCCAGGGCGGTCCTCACGTCCGGGCGTCGCCAGAGCTCTTTTTTTTTGCCTCGACGCTCCCCAGGCCGGTCAGCTCGGCGATCTTGTTCGTCAGCAGATAGAACTCGATCGGAAACGCCTTGCACAACTTCCCGGCCGCCTCCAGGTCGAGCTCCGGATCCACGGATCCGATGACCAGCTGTTCCAACCTCCTGGCGACCTCGTCCGGGACCTCCCGGTCAACCCCGAGAAGCGAGCGGATCGCCCCGGCCTTGTCCTTGTCCCGGGAACTGACCAGCCCCTCTATGGCCGCGTTCACGTCCCGGTTGCGCTCGACCGCGTCATGGCTCCTGGCCAACTCGTGGCCGGTCAACCCCCGGACCCGAAACACCGGCTCGGTCCCGGGCTCGAAGAAGTCGTCGAGTTCCTTGATCCGGACCTCGGCCGTTCTGGGCTCGAACCTGGCCTTCTTGAATCGCTTGATGTCGAACATTACGGCGTCACCTCGACCGCCGGGGACTCGGCGGAGATGGTGCAGGCGGCCCTGATCCCGCTGTCGGCCGGGAACTCACGGCTGATCCCGAAACGCCCCTGGCACAGCAGGTACTTGTCCGTGACCATCCGGTTCGGGTAGTACCGGAACCACAGGGTGTCGTTCTTCAAGTTGATGATGGCGTCGGACAGGCCGTCGTCCAGATACGCGGTGAATGTCCCCTGCCCCAGGGTGCTGGAGCTCGCTCCGATGGTCCCGCCGTAGATCTGGGTCGAGTTCTGGGAATGGGTCTCCTCGGGCGGCTTGAAGTCGCTCGTCTCCGGGATGTCCATGAACTCGGGCTCGTAAAAGGACGCGTAGACCTTCTTCGCGGCCGTGGTCGATCCGGCGTCGTCGCTGTGGATCGCGGGCAGGGCCGCGCTGAAGTTCACCTCGCCCTGGGAATGGTCCGCCCGAAACACCGGGTAGTCGTAGCGCTCCACATGCGTCCCGATCACCGCCTTGATCTCGGAATCCTTGACCACGGCCGCGTCGTCGTCATCCAGATGGACCTGGCCGATCTCGATCGAGCCCGTGGGGATCCAGGGCGCGGCGCCCGCGCCTCCCCGCGTTCCGGTCGGGTTCAAAACCGCGCCCTCGGTCCCGGCGACGATCGCGATCTCGCCGGAAGCGTTGACCGTGACCGAGTTGACAATCGAATAGCCGTCGGTCGTGGCCCGGGTCAGGTCGACGCCGGACTCGGCCGCGACCGAAATCTTGGCCCCGGCCAGGTAACAGGTCAAAGCCGCGACATCGATCTTGTCCGCGGCCGAATTCGGGGTGATCGCACCGCCGGTGGCCAGGCCGTTCGGCCGGATCACCGGTTCCTTGCCGTCAGCCTTGCTGAACTGGGAAGCGGGCGACCCGAAGTTCTTGTGGTCCCCGGAGTCGGTCAGGGCCGTGAAGTCCGTGAAGCTCTGGCCGGCCTCTATCTGCAAAAGCGCGTTTCTCGCGGTGGCCATGGTTGTTCTCCTAGATGGTTCTTGCGTTATGGTGGTAGACGACCCTGACGGTCAGGCTCTGCATGTGCAGGGGGGACAGGCTGTCCCGCTCGCCCGAGACGCAGTCCAGGTGATGCGCGACCCCTCCCAGGTCCTGATCTCCCTCCAGGGCCGCAATTATATCCAGCAGGATGGCGTTCAGCCTGGTCTCCGGCGTCCGGTCGCCGTGGATGTAGATCGTGACCAGGAAATCGATCCTGGTCGTCTTCTCCTGTATCTCGCTGTAATGCCCTGCCCTGACGCACTCCGACTCAAACGACCGCTCCACGACCGCGACCGCCGGAAGCTCGGTCGATGCGAACCCGACCGCTTCGTCGTACGTGGCCAGGACCCGCCGGACCCTCTTGACCGAAGACAGGCCGGATATGATCTCAACGATACTTTGGGCCGCCAGTTCCTTGATGGATTCGCTCATTTCGCACTCAACACTTCAGTCAGTCGGTCATCGAGCATGGACATGATCTCGTTCACGTCATCGAGCCCCAGCCGGAAGAACGGCCTCTCCGGCATCCGTTTGGTCCCGCTGTCCAGGTAAAACCCCTTCTCGGCCTGGGTCGCGTCCGCGAAGAACACCCGGACCCGCCTCGGCGTGGCGTCAAAGGTCACGGCCGCGAGCATCCTGCCGGTGTCGTTCAGGTCGACATGTTTCGTCGGCCTCTGTCTCCTCGTCCTGGACTCCACCGTCCCTGGCGCGTACGGCGCGAACCTGTCGCCCGAAGGGTCCACGCCCCGGGCCGTCCTGCTCTTGATCGCCAGGCTCAGGTAATGGCCGATGCGGTCGACAATGGTCTGGGGGACCAGGTCGCAGGAGATGTTCTTGACCAGGAGCTTGATCTCGTGCAGCCCCTTGACGTCTATTTTAAAGAACCCGGTCACGCCCGCACCAGCCTCACCGGGACGATCCGCGCGCGCTCGGTTTCCTCAAGCCCGTCCGAGTCGTCCCAGTCGTAGTCCAGGCCCCGGGCCAGGACGTTTGAGAGCTCCTCCTTGAACCCGGCCTCGTACTTGTCAGAGAGACGCTCGTAACCGTCCGGGTCCTGGCCGCCGACCGACAGGAACTCGTAGACGCAAGACAAGGTCTTCAGGACCGACAGCCTCTTCAGCTGCCCGGGCCCGAGCCTGGTCCGGTCAAAACCGGTCCCGCGCCAGTCGATACCCCTGGCCGAGGCCTCGCGTCTGTACCAGAGCCGCTCCAGGGCCGAGTCGATCTCGGATTCGGCCCTGGTTCTCTGCTCGTCCCAGTCGGTCGCGTTCTCGGGCAAGAGTTCCGAAAGCTCCGGCCGGACCAGGAACAGGTCGTCGTCATCGGAATAGGCCACGGCCTACTCCTCCTTTTTTTTGCCGGACTTCTTGGGAGTATCCTGGGGCGCTTCCTCGAAGTACTCGCCCGAAGCGATCAGCTCCTTGGCGTCGACGCAAAAGGCCTCGACCCCGTTCCCGTCCTTGTCGTAGACCGTCACCCGGTCCACAAAGTCGTCGCTGTTGGGTTTCCTGTTCATGTCCCACCCCTAGTTCGCGCCGATGAAGGCGGTGTAGTTGATCCCCGTGGCCGCCGTTCCCGAGACCTCGGTCCTGACCCGCAGATACGGGTAGACCACGTCCTGTCCCTCGTTCACGAACGGCAGGACGTAGCGGCCAACGGTCGAATTGACGTTCCCGTCAAGCACCGAGGCCGCGCCGAGCTCGAGCCGGGCCAGGCAGACATGGTCCCCGCTGAAGTCGGCCGCATCGCCCCCCTGGATCGAGACCACATAGAGCTCGTTGTCGCTGTCGATCTCGATGGCCGAGACGTCGATAACCAGGTCCGCCCGGATCAGACCGGTTCCGACATGGAGCGTCTTGTCCGAGCCGTCCACCTTGGCCACGGCGGTCGCGTTGACCGCGTAGGCGTCCTTCAGGACCAGCAGCGTGTCGTGGGTGTAGCGCTGGCCGGCGAACGAAAGCCCGGCCAGCAGCAAAACCATGGTGATGCAGAATAGAATCCTGTTCATTGTCATCCCCCTTACGCGGTCACGGCCGCGTCCTTGATCCCGCGAAGCCTCGCGGCCGCCCGGCCATGGTAAATGGCCATGCCCGCGTACCACTCGACACGGGTTCTGAGCGAGGGCTTGGCCTGGAGTTCGTGCAGGTCCTCGACCATGATGTCGCCGCTCTGGATGCCGACGAACATCCCCTCCTTGAACGAGGCGCAGTAAATCGAGCTCGAGGCCGCCGTCCCCCCGCCCGGGTTGGCCTCGGAAAACGGCAGGATGGCGTTGCCCTCGTTGTCGTCGTCGACCAGAAGGATCGGCAGGTCGTTGTAGACCGCGATCTTGCGGCCGAACGCGTCCGTGTCCCAGTTGATGTAGCCGCCCACGCTCGCGTTTCTGGCCGCCTGGGTCAGGCGACGACGCATGGTCTTGTTCATCACCAAATGGGTCGGGTCGACCACCCGGTCGATCATCTCGTCCAGCTTGGACAGCGAAAGCGCGTCGCCGCCGGAAGTCGATCCGGCGTCAACGACCTGGTTGCCGGTCAGCCTGGTCTGGACCCGTCCATGGACTTGGGGTTGCTCGCGGAATCGCCCTTGATGAACGCCCGGGTCCACATCAGAGCCAGAGCCTTGATCTTCATCGCCTCCTGCACCGCCCGCTGACCCTGGCCCATGGTGGTCAGGATGAACTTGTCCACGTCCAGGTCGCCGCCCGCGATGAGCAGCGGCTCGGTGACCGGGTTCAGGATGCCAGTGCTCTCGGTGTAGCCCTCGTTCACCCCCCTAAAACCGATCCCGGGCAGGATGTCCTCGCGGTTGTAGCGAAGCGCGTTGCCCTGGATGTTCTCGAAAGGCAGAGCCATCAGGATGTCCGAGCCGCGCGCGTAGAGCTCGATGATCGCGGACCGGAGCGGGTTGTCGTGCTGTTTGGAAGCCTCGAGTAGAGTAAGTGCCATGATTTTTTACCTCCGTTGGCCCCCCGCCTCGTGGCAGGCCTTGAGCCGCTCGATCGGCGGGAGTCCGGAAAGATCCCTGTTGTCCCCGGAACTCTGGTTGCCCTTGGCCCCGGAGCCGGAATGACCGGCCTTCATGATCCGGTCCTTCTGGGAATAGTGTCTGGTGATGAGAATCTCGATCGCCTCTTCCGGGTCGGCCAGCTCCCCCGGGTTCTTGAGCGAGAAGATGTCCTCGCCGTTCGGGGTCCGACCTATTGCCAGGAGCTCGCCCCCGACCTCGCGCACCTCGAAGTGCTTGCCAAAGGTCGCGAGCGCGATGTCCGGCGGCAGGACCGTCTTCTCCCGGACGAACTCGCTCGTGGCGAAGCTGTTCCCCACAAGAAGGCTTCGGATGTGGTCGTCCTTCGCGCCCAGGTCCGCGTCCTTCTCCTTGAGCTTCTTCTCGAAACCCTTGACCGTCTCGCCGAGCTTCGCCTTCCAGCTTTCCTCGACCCCGCGCTTGATCTCCTCCACCTTGCCGGCCTCGACAAGGTCCTTGTCCTTCAAGTTCTCGACCATCTCCATGGCCTTGTCCGCCCGGCTTCGCCATTCCGTAAGGTCCTCGATCCCCTCGAAGGGCTTGAGCCGGGCGGCCAGTTCCTCGCTTTTGAGGCGGTGGGATTTGGCCTCGCCGTTCAGGGCCGAGATTTTGGCCATGGCCGCCGGAGCGTCAAAAGGGACCTCCTGCCCGTCCTCGTGAACAAATACAGGTTTGCCGTCCCGGACAACGACGTTTCCATTCTCATCGAGCTTCAGTTTCATGCGATTCCTCGCTTCGCTGTGTCGGCCTTCCGGCCGGGTCGGTTATGTGAAATCGGGCTTTCCAGCCCCAAAAAAAAAAAAGCCCCGTGGCTATGATCCACGGGGCCGAGCATAACATCGGGTTTTGGCCGGGAACGAGTATACCCTCCAGTGCTACGCATTTGACCTATGGAGGGGGGTTGACAGGGGGGCGGAGACCACCCAGGTGGCGAACGAAAAGATTGAACAGGGATGCTGTGAAGAGGTCGCTCACAACCTGGACATCTTTGATGAATTGTGCTTTATTTTAATTAATTTTTAGACACTCAGCCCTCAACTATATGGATGAAGCAATTATGGCCTTTGGATGG